TCGGGCAGTTCTCAAGATGCAGATAGTCATCATGCTCTTTCTGTAAACGCTCTGCCTGATCATCGATTTTAGATGAGTTGCGTTCAAGCTTCTGTGCCTTGGCTTGTAGACTATTCATCACAGAATACTTTTCTTTGTGTGCATCAAGATTTGCTTGGAGCTTCTGATTAGCAAGCATAATCTTATCAACCATTTCTTGCTTCTCTGCAATAATGGCCAACTTGCTATCGATATCTGCTTTGCTCTTCTCTTCTAGCTCACGACGATGTTTTTCGTTTAGCTTGATAGTGTTTTCAAGAACAGCAACCTTTGTATCGATATCTGTCATCTCGTTTTTGTTGTCACTGAATCGATCCTTGAGCATCGAGTTCATAACACTGAAGATTTCAATATCAAGCAAGTCTTCAATAACATTACGTCGTTGTGCTGCTGGCAAAGACATAAATGATGTCCAGTTAGCAGAACCAAGCATGACAATCTGTGTGAACGTTTTGAAGTTCATCTTCATGACTTGCTTTTCAAGATAACCCTGATAGTCTTTGTTTGCTGCCTCTTGACTCACAAGATGGCCATGCTTATAGATTTCAAACTTAGCAGGCTTGATGCCACGAATGATCTTGAATGGAACACCATCAACATTCATGTTCAACTCAACCAGGAGTTTCTTTTCATTGATCGCATTGACCAACTGTGGTTTGTTGATACGACGAAATGGCTTATTGAACAAAGCAAAGCAAATGGCATCCATGACAGTCGATTTGCCTGTGCCATTGGTGCCAGTGATAAGAGTTGTTTTGTACTTGTTGAGTTCAATCGTAACAGGAGAGTTGCCAACCGATAGGAAGTTGGCAAAGGTAACATTTTCAAGTATGACCATAGTAAACCTTTTGATATTAGAAAGGTATTGTATCACGCATCTCGTTCGATGTCAAGAGCTTCTGTGTACAAATCATTCAATAGTTGCTTGAGTTTGTTCTTGTCCACTTCAACATCTAACTTATCGATTGTGTTGGCAAGAATCGTTTGTGTGTCATCCACCTGTGAGATAATTTCGTCATTGGTGTCTTGTGTGATAGCCTCAACGATCTTTATGTCAGATGGCAATCCACTTTCAAGACGTTCGATGTACTTGTCAAACTCATATGGATCACTCTTCTCATCAACAACAACTTTGATATATGCACCTTCAAGGCCTTCTGTTCTCAGACCTTTTGATGTGCCACGATAGATGATCTTAACAAACAGATTATATGGGTTCTGAATAAACTCGATATCACCAGTCTCTGTATCAAAGAGGTGAAATCCACGTGGGCTATCATAGTCAGACCAAGTCATTTCATATGGCGCACCAAGATAGTGAATGTTGCCTTGACTTGACTTGTGATGAAAGTGACCACTAAAGACTGCTTCGAACCCCTGGAAGGTTGATTTCAGAATACCATGGTCACAAGTATGCCCACGCATCATCTCAAAGCCATTGATCTCAAGGTGACCAAAAACAAAACGAGCTTCACTGTTGATCAATGCGTCATATGATGCTCGCTCATTCTCTTTGTTGATCCATGGCAGATATAGTGCGCCTGTTTGTGAGTTGTGCTGTGCATCAATATATGTCGTAATGATATCACGATAATCACCAAAGATGCTATCAAAAGCATTGACCGTGTTCGTTGACTTGTAGTATACATCATGGTTGCCACAAATGACATCCATTGTCATACCATTTGCAACAAGCGGATCAAGAAAGTCTTCACGAAGATGCTTGACTGTGTTGAAGTTGATGCTTGTACGACGATCAACAATGTCACCCATATGAACGATATGAGTGATGCCTTGCTCTTTCAGTGTCGGAAAGAATATGTTATCAAAGAACTTCTTTTGATAGTTCAGCATCGCTTGACTATCACCACGTGCACCATGATGCGTATCAGTTACAATCGCAATCTTCATTATTGATCCTCAAGAAAGTTTGTTACAGTGTTTGCAACTTGTTGATCTTCTTTCTTGTTTGATCGCTTCCTTTCAGACAACATTTTTTCTTCAAAGCCACGAATAAACTCATGTGATATTTCATTGAGATCAGGTGCAGCAAGACCTTCATCACCATTCAACTGTTCAGATAGCTGGAGCGCTTGATAGTTCTTATACTTCAAGTACAGGTTTTTCTTCTCTGCATTGATACGCTGAAGAAATGTGTTCTTGACAAATTGTGTGAAGTAAGCAAAAGGATTGTTTGACTTTTCACGATTGAAGTTCTTGCAATACTTGACACATGTCAAAATTGCGTCAGATACCATCTCTTCACGAAATGGATAGTATGCAAAGTTTGGCTTGGTTGCATATCGATTTGCGATTTGCATAAAACATTCTGCCAGATAATTTGGCATTTGTGGACGTTCGTTACCATCGGCTTCTGCGACCTTACAGTCATCTTGCCATTGACAGATAACATCGAACATTTCACGGTTGTTGATATAGTTACGTTTACGAGGCTTACGCACTTTGGTCATACTGCACATCTCCAATAAATCAAATATAAGTGTATAGTATCACGTTCTGTGACGCTTGTCAACTAAAAAAAGTTGTCGATTTGAAAATTTTAGGGGTTGACAACTTCTTAGATTGGTGTATAATAGTGATTGAGCACTTGAAAATAACAACTAATGATATACACGTTCGCTTGATGTTAACATGTCATCATCGATACCAAACTCTTCCTCATGCAATGCATCTGACATCTGTTGGATCGATTGTTTGATATTATCTATACGACTAATATCTGTGTCTTCTGCAAATGCAAGTGACAATTCATAAAACTTAGTGACAGTTTCTGATACCTTTGTGAAAGTCATAACATGTTCCCAGCGAAACGTACATTCAGATGAATCAGAATATGGTATATAATTACTGAAGTACATCGATGTTTCACCTGTCTCAAGAGTATCTGATTGTAATATCAATGGGTTGTTTACTGCTAGTCCATGATCATCTTGAAAATTTACTTCTGCAAACAATTCATCGCCATTAATCAGAATTATATGATATACTTTCATTCTATAGCTCCACTTGGCTCACTTTGTACTTGAAATTCTCTGACTGATATATTTTGATACGTTCAAGAAAGTGTCTTAGCACATAATTGAAGTGTTTCTTCTTACGAGTAGTTTCGATTGATAGATCATCGGCAATGTCAAACAGTTTTGCTGTATTCTTGTTTTCAGCTTTCCGAAGAACCCGACCAATCGATTGCAGTGTAGTAATACGAGACTTAGAAGGATGTGTAAAAAAGATGTTGTTTAGTCGTTTGATGTTAATACCAGTTGAAGTCGTCTTGAGCGATGCGATGATAATGCCATCTTGAGTGTCCTCAATCTGTGCGCGCATGTCATTACGAACTCCTGCATCAACAGAACCATCAATATAGAATATCGGTCGATCTGTCATACCTTCTATATATGCCTTCAAATCTTGCCCATGACTGATCTGATTGAATAGAACAAGGTTGTTGCCCTTCTGAGAACAGACGAGCTTTGCAATAAACTTTGTGCGCCTTTCATGATGAATCAGATTGTCAACTTCACTCTGGTATGATGTACCCTTTAGTGCTTCACGGAACTCTTGTGGATAGCGAAGAACGATGGCTTTGATATCAAGCTTTGTTAGTACGTCATCTTCCATGAGATCAGATGTCGTTGTGACTTTATGAACAGGTCCGAGCAAACCAGAGATTGTGTAGATGCTATGTTCATCTGAGTTTAGAGTGCCAGTTGTACCAAAACGATATTCAACATCGGTCATCTTCTCAAGAATATTTGTCAGTGACTTTGACTTTGCCTGATGTGTCTCATCCACAATCACACAGTTGAACTGATTAAACCAATCGCGCTGAAGCTTATAGATCGACTGCCATGTCGTTACACCAAACTGGTTATCAAAGCTTTTGTCTTTGCCCGAATAGATTTCATGCATTTCATCCTGAAACCCATATGATTTGAAGTCACTATGCATCTGCTTGACAAGACCAACAGTCGGAACAACAATCAATGTTTTTGTATTAAGAAACGTGCTTAGCAGATAAATGATCAAAGACTTACCAGAACCAGTTGGTGAAACGATTGTCTGTCTGCCAGCATTGATTGCCTTGAGCGCAGAATCAAACTGATAATCACGTGGTGAAAATGGCAGATTGAGGCTATCAATATGTGATTGAAACTGCTCTGGTGTCCATTGTGTTACTGTTGGTATATCATCAATAACAACTTCATAACCACGGCGCTTTGCCCAATCAAGAACACGGTCAAGCAATCCCAGGTACATGAGCTTTGTACGGAAATTATAGTATTTCACCCAACCGTCCCAGTAGCCTGATTTAAAGCTTGGAATCCATTGATATCCTGGTGGACGCCACTTATAAGCTTCGTTCAGTTCATACTCAATGCCGGCATCAGAAGCTGTTATTTGCATATGAGTACGATTGTAATATCGTATGAATATTTTGTCAGCCATCTTTTCCTGACCACTTGCTTTTGGTTTTCTCACCAGGTTCCACAAGCATACTTTTTTGTGGATCGGCATTATCCCCGAGTCGTTTGATCAATTCAACGTTTTCTGCTCCATATACAGATTCGGTTGTAGAAGTTACAGTTGCCTTTGAATCATTATCCTGAAGCTTTTTCATGAGCATATCGATGTTTGTATTTGCGGGCACATACTGACTATGTATAAGAAACAACGCTTGTTGGTAATAATCTTTTGCCATATCAATTCCCCGATAAAAATTTCTTTTCGTCAAAGATCAAACGAATGTTCCATTCACCGATACGAAGTTCGAGTTTTAACATATCATCATCGCCTTCGAGCCAACGAGGAATGTCTGATTTGATTATGCGCTTATCTGGATATTTCCAACCTCGGTCAAGGTCGTCTTTGGTAGGGTTCTCAAGAAAGTCGTGCTTTTGACTTTTGAGTTTCTTATAGGCTATTCTGAGCTTCATGAGCTCACGCTTCGATTCAGTTAGAACCATTAGCCATTTATGGTGAAGTTTCGGAATATCTGCTGCAGCAGTGGAAAGTCTTAGTTCATCGATTGGTGCATCAACTTCCCACTGCTGATGGATTTCTTCAAGGGTCATACTATAGCCTCTCAATGTTGCTATAGTATATATGCTCTATTATTGGCGACTATCGTCGTCGTGTTGCTTTGCGATTTCCTGATGTGTATCATATGCATTCATCAAAGCTTCACCGGCTCTTTTATGAGCATCACTTACCAGCATCATCGCACCACCTGCGAATGCGAGTGCTAGGTAAATCATGCCCACCAACCTTTTTTCGATTTTTCGTATCTCGTTTTCACGTTAGCAATTTCTTTTTCGCTTGGTGTTTTACCATCATTCATAGCTGTTTGCATATTCAAAAGTTCTTCTACACGCTTTTTGTGCTTCTCAGCCGTACGTAAATCTCGATCACGAACACTGAAATCTAATTCGCCCTGGTGATATTTTGTAAGATGGTCTATTCTTTCGCCGTGACCTTTGAGCCGTTTCTTTTCTTCTTTGTTAGCTCCAAACATAAGCGCCACCACCATCGTTTTCTGCTAACCACTTTTTATAATCTTCGATCATTTCCTTAGTCCTTTTTTCTTCTTTATAACCTTCTGATACAGATTCTGAATCTTTATCTTCTTTACCATCAGTAGTAACATAAGGATGTTTTTTCTCATCCTTTTCTTCTTTTTTCTTTTTACGTAATGCTTCTAAATCACCACCATCAATTTCTTCTGCACGAGCGACCTCTTATTTATCAGTCGAACCCATTTTAGTTGCTCTATTATTGGCGACTATCGTCGTCGTGTTGCTTTGCGATTTCCTGATGTGTATCATATGCATTCATCAAAGCTCTACCGGCTTCTCTATGAGCTTTACCTACCAGCATCGCCGCACCACCTGCAAGCGCGCCCAATGGATGACCACCAGTAGCTAAACCACCGGCTACTGCGCCACCTGCAGCTCCTGCGCTGGCTATAGCTTGATGATGCAGATAATCTTTCACTGCTGCATGAAATTCAGGGTGTACCAGAGCTCTTAAATTACTATGAAAGCTGGCTTCATCGAGTTGTTCATTTTCAATTAACCAAAGGACATATGATTCAGACAACTTGACTTTATTTTTCTGTTCGCCAGGTGTCATGCTCTTGTACTTACGAACAACTTCATCTGTGCCAACATCACCTGCACCATAATCTTCATGCAGTTCAACTTCTTCGAACATGCTTTTGATTCGATCAACAATGCGCCTGGCTGGCTTTGGTGCCTTTGGTGCATCTGGAACATGATTTGTGAGGTGATAGACAATTCTCTTAGCTTTGTCACGATGCACATCAGAAACTTCTTTGTTCTTAGCTACATCTCGTAGCAAACGTTTAACATATTCTACATGTCCACGAGATTGAGATGTGCGGCCTGTTCCTACCTTCAAAGCAGAACTATGCTTATTTAATACAGTAACTAAATGATGTGCGTGATCAACAAGAGCATCATGTTTACCCTTAATGTGCGCATTAACAATATCACTCGTAATACCATCAATGTTATTATGAGTTTGATGATATGTGTTATGTGGATCTAAATGTGCTTCACGCGTTTTATTCAGTTCAGCTTGTGCTGCTGACTTTGCGGCCTCATTTGCTTCACGTGTCGCTGCTCTTTTAGCGGCTTGATCAAGACGAGCGCCTAATGATTTCACCGGTGGCTTTGTGGCATTCTTAGCAGCTCTATCTTTTGCTTGTCTAAGTGCATTTCCTGCTTTGGTTAGTGTGCTCTGTCTTCCTGAAGTGCCTTTTGGTCCTGCTGGCGTCAGCTTCACTTTTTTCTGTGGCATAGTTATCTCCTATGTTATTATTCTTTACTATTTATCAAATGGCCGCTTCTATCTTATAGAAATCGTAACGAAATGTTGCTGCAGCATCAATGAACTCTGGACGTGAACGTGTTGTGTCAAAGATCAATGATGACAATGAAATAGGAAATGCATTGATAAAGGTGACTTGAAAGTTTGGCTTATTGTCACTATCAAAGATAACAAGTGTGCAATCAGAACGAATGCCTTCACCAAGAGGAACACTATCGGCATTCAAAGCAGCAAACTGATCATTGCCTTCAGGAAACCCAAGGCCAACAATCCAGTTGTGTATCTCAAGATAGTTCTTTAGATCCTCATCAACTTTAAAGTTAAGCATAAGATCGTCGAACTGTAGATGTGAACCTGCTTCTGGAAGACTCAAAATAGGGTTTGCAATATCGATATTCTGAAGATGCAAACCTGGCATATTGACATTCTGGACAAAGTAGTTTAATGTTGGTGTCTTCTTAATCATGAACCGAAAGCCAAGAGGAGAAAGAAAGTTCATGTTCTCGGGTGTTTGATCTAACGCGCTGCCGAATACACTCATGCGTCTTTGTCCTTACTATAATTTTTTGGTTTATAACTTGCAGGCTTTGCTGTTAACTTTTCTCGCTTATCTGCCTCAAATGGTGTTTTTGATCTCTTGTTATAAAAACCAGCAACCTTATTTGGTCCATGCAAATGCTCAAGGATTTTAGATATCAATGATGCCTTTGAACCGGTGTTATCGATCTTGAACTTTTCTGCAATCTTCTGAAGTGCTTCACGTGATGCCTTTGAATACTGCATATATGAGGTATTGACTTCAGGAAATGCCTTCTTATCAAAGTTATCTGCACTGAAAGTAAAACGATTCTCAAGAAAATGAATAAAACTTTTCATATTAATTACCTGATTGAAAGACTGTATCGCGCCACTTAGTTGATGGAGCAGCTTTTGCTTTCTTTGGTGTCACCTTCTTGATCACCCGGCGCTTTGGCTTTCTTACAACTTTTGATTTTGGCTTGAATATTTTTCTTGCCTTTTCTTTTACTTCCCGGACATCTTCGATAACAACACCGTTTTCATTTTCATCAACAATAGGCTTGACGTTTGCCTTATTGGCAGTAAGCATGAAAACGATGTAAAGTATTGCAACAAGAGTTACAAGGAACATACCAAAACCACCAAAGATCCATGCCAGAATACGAAAACCTCTGCCTTTACGTACTGGCTTTTTTTCTTGTGGTGGTGTCAAGATGCCATTTATTTTATAATCTATAAACTTGGATTCAACAGCATCAAGAGATGCCTTTGCTTCTTTATAAACACGAGCCATATTGGCTAAAGCTTCATCTTCTTGCTTTCGTGCTGCACTTAAAGCATCATCATATTCATCACGCCGAGCGTCAATCAATGCATCTTCTTGTGCTCTTGCTTCGGCCAGTTCTTTATCTTCTTGTTCACGTTTGGCTTTTATTTCTATTTCATAGTTTTCAAGCATTGGAACCTCAGATGTTAGTGTTAAATTTATATTTATAAAAAGGGGCCGAAGCCCCTAATTATGTTATGTTAAACCAGGAATGTTCACTGTCTGAATATCATTCGATACCATCGAAACCATGTTCAACGAAGTTTGACCAACAGTATTTGGGCTAACGTTGTTGCGAATTTGAGCATAAGCGTCGTTTGCCCCGTCACCCATCAACCAAATTTGGGCACTGCCGTAATGTAAATAATTAGTGAAGTTGTAAGCGTCTGTGCCCAAACTACT